CCATTGACTTGATAGCGTTGACATCGTTGTCTGCGGTTCCAACCCGTAGGTTTGATACGAGCAGACGCTCTGCAACAAATTGCAGTTGACGTGGAACAATCAGTTTCATTCCACGAAGAGCAATGATCAAGCCACGCTCATCAACAAATCCAGCGATGCTAATCAATGCGTCTTCCAAAGAAGTCTCATTGAGGTCAGCAGCGGTTGCTGGCTCGTTGTTGAATGTGCCACCTGATGTCAATGGATGTGATGCATCACAAAGAGCAACACCGTCACCACCAGCAGAAGCGCCAGCAGTAAACGCATTGTTCAGGATAGCAGCAGCTTTAACCTGCTTTGTGTGTGCCATAGAACGTGCAAGTGCACGAGTATAGCGTGAAGCCAGACGATCATACAGGTTGTCTTCAACAGCTTCTTCAGTGATTGAGAAAGCCATTGCCACTGTCTCGTGGTTGTAACGAGCAGTGAAAGATTCGTTCGCATCGTCAAATGCTACGCCTGCACCTTCCTGTTTAACAGGAGCAGCGCCGAATCCTGACAGCATCACCTCTTCTTCAAACGCCCGATCAGATGCCTCGGTGTCGAAGATTTCAGCGTGTTGACCTTCATAACGTCCATATTCCATACCAAAGAGAGCGTTAAGACCAGGCTCTAGTTCTTTGGCGAGTTGTGCTCGAGAAATAGCCATATCTACACTCCCTTATGAAATAGCCGCTTCAGAATCAGACTGAAGCAGAGCGTGATTGTTAAGCATCACAATCATAGGAATACCAGCAGCAGTGAAGTCCTCGTTCTCAGGATCATCATGAATGCCCACAATCTTCAGAGGAAGAGAAGCATTAGAAGAATCCAGAGTAGCAACATCAAGCTTTGCACTAGAAATACCTGTGGTTGTGCTACCGCTTGCACCGCTATCGAACTGAGAGTTCTCGAAGATAGCAGCAATCGCAGTTGCGCGATTTGTAAAAGTAGCGTCTGTACAAATTATGAAACGCTGAAGCGGGTTATCATGCACAAATCCGATGATATCGAAATTTGTGTCTGCACCCGAACCAGGCCATGTATTTGAGAACACTCTCTTACCAGTTGTAGACGATACATATTCACAGCCAGCGAATACACCAACGGGAGCTTGAGTATCTCCGGTAGCAGAACAGATAACGATTTCACCACCGTTATCAGCTTTCACCATTGATCCTTGGAAGATCGCGCTTGCACCACTGTCTATGAAGTATGCATTAGTGCCCTGAGTAGCTGGAGAGCCACCGGGCATATTAATCGGCTTCAAGCCGAAGGCAACATTAGTGTTTGCCATTGCTTACTCCTTACCAAATGTGAGGGTCAGTCGTTTGACTTTCCCCCGAATGATACACGACTTTTCCTATCCGAATGAATAGGCATTGAGGGATGTTGTTCCCTCATCAAGTTTTGATCCACGGCATCCATTTGTGTGCGGGTCTGCTCCCGAAAGTATTCAGTTCTTTCTTCAACCGTTTCTTCAGGTATTCTAGCCAGCATCAAACCGCCAACTCCTATCACACCCTGATGAGCACCTTCTTCGATGGTAGGAAATTTACCCTCGAGTTCTGGATATTCATCTGCACGAACGGGTTCCCACCCTTCACGCATTTTTGTAGTCACATTCATCTTGTCATCTTCACCACGAATGGCTGTACGAATCCAACGATGTTTGTACCCTGCGGGTGCTTCTGGAGCCTCCAGTTTTGATGGAGGTGCCCATGGCTTGCGCCTTTGGGTCTTTGCGCGAGTTTCCGCATCGCGAGGCGTTCTCTTAATAGAACCAGTCATTTTACTACTCCTTGACATACTTTGCATATTCTTCGAGCGGAACATTTAACCTCTTCGCTATCTGAATCTGCGAAGGAGTCAACTTGACTGTTCTGCGCCCCTTTTTCGTAGACGACTTAGAAGCCGTGGACTCAGCAGAGGCGACTCTGGGTCCTTTGTCTTTAGAGCCTCCAAACTTCTGTGGAAACTCCGAACGGACTCTACGATCAAGTTCAGTATAGTACTCATCCGACGATGGGTCAAACCCTTCATCTTCGATAAGTTGCCTGTGAATACCAAAAGCAGCGTAAGTCATTGTTTGATCTTGACCAAACCACTCGTTTTTCGACGCCCAAGCTTCTGCTTTCGGGTCTGGTTTTGGTGCTACCTGCTGCTGTGGTTGTTGCTGCTGCTGTTCTTGTTTAGGAGCAGCGGCCTGCTGTTCCTGCCTTTTCTTGGCCTGCTCTACTTGTGCCTCCTCCAAAGCAAGCCTGCTCAGATTCTTCTGAGCCTCGAACATCGCATCCGCATCACCCTCGTCATAAGCTTTCTGATACGCTACTTTTGCAGCATCAATCTGTGATTGTATGCGAGTGCCAAACTCACCAACGTAAGACTGATCAAGTGCCGTCAGACGTTGTCTAAGCTCATCATTCTGCTCTTTTACTTTCTGAGCAAACTCAACCGCTGCTATTCTTTGAGCTTCTTCATCACGATACTTCTGAGTAATCTTGCTTATACGATCACGAACATTCTTTGAATACTGATCAAGCTCTTCCTCTTTTTCGTCCTTCTGCTCCTCTTCCTCCTCAGAAGCCTGCTCAACTGTTTCCTGTTCAGCCTGCTCTTCCTGAGTCTCCTCCTCGGTTACCTCTACTTCTTGCCCCTGCTCCTCTTCAAGATCACCAGAAAGATCAGTAGTTTTCTTTGCAGCTTCTGCCATTGCTACGCTCCATAGTTTTTAACATCGTCAGGATCAACGATGGTTGCGATGACCTCGTCATCATTAATAATACGAACCTCTCCGCCCTCGATGTTGAATCTGGATCCGGCATATCTGCCAATGCAAACCCAGTCTCCCTCCTTGCACCAGGGGTCATTGTCGCCAAACTTATCCCTGTCCTGATAAGCAAGAGGCCCGAGTCTAACCACATAGGCCACCACCGTGGCTCGTGACTCTCGTTCTCTCACTTTGTCAGGAACATAGACACCACCGTCCGTTTTCTCCTTGCCCATGTAAGGCATGACAAGGATCCTCCACCCTGTGGGCTGTGGCATTCTATCTTTTAAGGATTTCGCTTCTGCGTCTTTTTCGGCTTTTTGTTTTGCGGCCCGTTGCGCTAGGACATATTCAGGTACGATCAGTGTCATCGATATACTTCACTTTCTTTAGCAGGGCCTTCAATTCATCAAGAGCATAGGTGACACCCTGTATTTCACCAACTCTTGCTTTGTAGTCTTCCCAGTCTGTTACTCCACCGCTTGTGATTGAAACACTAATATCATCTACACGGTTAATCAATATCTTTTGATAGTCTTTTATAAAAGATACCACATCCATCTTGTTCCCCTTGTTATGTGACTATGTTAAATCGGTTTCTTAGAACCTCCTCTGTTGGTACAAGAACTCTATCGTCGAAAGTAGATGGCTGACCATAGTCATAAAATCCACCAGTTATTTTTGGATTATACGAATAAGGAGTGTCGTCTTCCTCTGTCTCTTCTTGTGTGGGACGATCAGGGCCGTCTCCACCAAAGAATGGACCTTGACCGCCAGTCAATGCATCTTGAGTAAAGCCTGGTATGCTTTGCATGCTAAGAGACGGTGCATCTGGAAGTGCGTCTACAAGAGATCCTAAAGTTCTACTCGGTACAGTTCCAGACATGGGAACTCCGCTTAACTCGTCAGGCGTTCCAAGACTTGCTAAACCTAAGTTCTGAACATCTTGAGCAGCTTGTGTTTGAATAGATGGCGCAGTATTATACGCTGCAAATCCTTTTTCTATTGCCTCTTGTTGCATTTCCGCTGGGGTTTTACCCGTAACATTTCCAGTAACTGACTGACTCATTCGACTCATGTAGTCAGACGCAGTCCCTGGGAAATCTAATTGTGTTGTTACGTTTGTTTGATTTAAGCCCTGTGTCACGTCTTGAGTAAGTTGTGGAGGACCTTGTAACTCTGCTTTTATTTGCTCCTGCTCTTCCGGGGTAGCGTTCGCTACAGCCTTCGCCTGCTCTGGAGTCAAGAAGTCTGCAAGATCTCCGATAGCTTGTTTGGCTGAATTATATGCTTCCTTGATACCTTCAGTGACCGCTGCAAACGCCTGACCTGTAAACGTCTGTGGCTCACCCGGTGGTGCTGCATCAGGTGGTGGCATTCCCTTTAAGCCGTAAGTGGTATCTGTGAGAGCCTCTGCCGCAATACCAAACGCTGGATTCAATGCACCAATGCCTGCTATCGCCAGCATATCTGTAGGACTTCTTTTCTTAGCGAACTCTTGAACGGGTCCAAGATAAGTATTGAATCCTTTTTTCTGGACACCGGATCTTAAAAATCCTGGCTCTGCTGTAGGAAATGCTGGGTTGTACCCAATCTTACCAGGTTGATTAGTTGGATTTGCAAACTTTGAAAATTGATTGTTGGCTATACCTGCGCGAGTCTCGGCACTCATTATGTTTGCATAGCTAATTTTGTTTGCAGGTATTCCAAAAACTCTAGTAAAAAAGCCATCGTTACCATATGGGTTATCAAGCGTTATTCCTTTAGCCTTGTTGTATTGTTCTTGAAAACCCCCATCATCCATGGCCTGACCCAGACTTTTACCAGCTTGATTAACATTTCCAAACATAGCCTGTGACTGACCGGGAGAAATTCCTAAATCAGAGTATGATTTACCAGAGGAACCAGAGGGTTTATCATCTTTGTCATCCGCGCCTCCGCCGTTGCCTCCGCCCAAGCTGGCTTGAGCATCGGCCATTTGACCAGGATCAGCCTTAAACGCAGGTATACCCGCCGGACCCGGCTCACCAGATCCACCAAGCTGCATCAATATTTCAGCTTCAGTTGGTGTGATGTACGACAGCATGTGATCTTGCCCACCAATCTGGGTGCGACGCGGGACGGCCCCGCCCCGCTTGTTCTTCATCACTCTGTCAACGGCTTCAAACATTATTTGATTTGTACTTTTCTTGGGTTAGCCATGTATGCTTTGCCCATGCCAGCTACAAACTTATTGTCCTTTTCTTGCACAAGGACTTTTCCTAAGCCTGCTTTTACTGGTTTTACTGGTTTTGTTTTTGCGTCATCCATAGTTGCCTCCAGTATGTTTGAGCCGCCGTCTCTGCGCCGCCGTCCTTCATTTATAAGCTCTTTTGCCTGATTAGTCGATACACCAATATCTTTTGCAAATTGTGCTGCTCTAGGTTTTGCCATTATTTCTTACTCATCCAAGCTGTTGTGCCCATATACGCGCCGACAATGCCTGCTCCACTAAGGAATATAAGGTCGGTGACGGCCCCTAATCCCTCTAGCTTCTCTGCCGAACACCATGGAGATGCCAAGAAAGCCGCATAGCAACCCATGAATATCAGAGTGTATCTAGCCATACGCAACTGCGCTACGTTTTTTCTAAGCTCAGTCTCAGTCTTTTTGATATCTTTGGCGTGTTCAAGCTCCTCGTCGGTAACTACCCCGTCGCCATCCATATCGTATTGGTTGTAATCGCTGTCTTTCTCTAGGGATTTTTGCATCACTTCTTCCCAAAAAACTTCGTCGCTGCTCGTGTTCCAAAGCTAGCTGCCACAATAGTTCCCAAAGTATACTGATAGTAATCCGGCATGGACTCAAGAGCGGCAAAACCATTCGTGACTATCTCCCTGCCCCAATCACCACAGAATGAGAGTATAAGCGGGATCGAGAACAAAATAGTAAGCCATTCGTCTTTCCAGCTATGTGCAGAAGCATCAGCCATTTTGAGATCCCAGTCAATCTCTCCGGTAGCTTTCTTCTGCATTATGACAGCTTCTGCCTGGGCTTTAGCGACCTTCGCACCAGTCACAGCCTTTTTCTCTTCGACTTTGCCCTCGAGCCATGTACCAGCTAAATTAGCTATCGGTCCTAAAAACTGTATCATTCGTCCTCCAAGATTTCCATAATCTCGCCAGCTTCAAGTCTAACCTTGAGTTGTTTGCATGACCACTTTTTATCAAAGTCTGTAGTGTGCCCAACATTACGTTTAATCTTGCGGCGTATATTCAGGCACTCAGACAAGTTCTTGTAGGGCGTGTATTCAACACGTTCTTCACCTATCATCAGTAACAAAACGAAAGTCATCTCAATCATTTGTTAGTCAACTTTTCAATGTTGTCCTCAATTTTCGTCAACCGCCTGTCGTAAAACTCCAACACCAGTTTCTGTTGCTGGTCATGTGGAGCATTACCACTTTCAATGTTTTCAGCCAGCTTCTCTAACTCACTAGCCAAATGCTCAATCATCATAAACTGCTCTGAGTCAGCAGGTAAACTACCCATTTCACCACGCGGCCATTTGATGCGAAACTCTGTGTTCATGGCAAGATCTGTTTCCTGCAATATAAGCTTATTCTCGATAGTATTTAGACGTTCTATCACTCCGAAATATGCCCATGTGCCAACTGTTGCAGCTATCAGCAACGCAATCAAATTGCGTATGGGCATCGCCAGTTCTGTGTTCTCGCTCAACTTTGGCATCAGTCACACGCAGTTTTTCCAGCACAATCTGTAGGAAAACAATGTGCCATCATCTTGTAATACTGATTGTGGTACGTTGCTCTCCACATGTCCTCATCTATCAAATGTACACACTGAGCTTTTGTAAAAGGCTGTTGAAGAGCAACCTGGTTTCCTATGTACTGCCATTCATGGCCGTCAAACCCCCACATAGAAATTACCAGAATAAACTCTTTAGTCATCGGTGATCATCACCCACTCTACGTCTCCGTCCTTAACAGAGAAGTTACCTATGCTTTGCCAATTCGTCTCATCTACGAATGCTTCCTGTTTGTCATCGGTGGTGATGTACGAATGAACCATTCCAGCTAATATGGCTGCTATTATAATGTTTTCCATTTTACTGACCGCGTTTTAAGTTAGCCTGTGTATTGATGCGATAGATGTTAACATCGTTTCTATCGGCAGCAATCTTCTCTTGCAGAGCCTGCCGCTGCATTGCCGTATCGTAAGCTTGCTGCAACTTGGCTTGATCGATCTGGAAGTCCAGTGCATCGTTCTGCATCTTACGCTGTATCTCAGCCGTATCGTTTTGCAACTCCTGCTGACGTATCTGAACCAGCGGATCAGGTGGAGTTTGCGGCTTGAGTAGTGGTGCAAGCTGCTCCATCGTATCAGCAATTTGCTGTGCCACTGCCGCTTCAACAGCGTTTGGATCAACTTGAGGTACGGACTCACCCTGTGCTTGCGCCTGCATTATACCCTGCTCGAACATATCCTGAATTACATCACGAGCAAAGATAGCCAGATGATCCTGTATGTGCGCCTGTAGAATACCAAAGGCTTGCGGGTTTGCCTGTATGGCAGGTGACTGAATCATCGCAACGTGCACACGAATATGCGCCATGCTGTCCTGCTGCGGGAATGCCTGCAACTGCTGACCCTTGAGTGCCATTGAGTTTTCCGTAGCCGGGTCTTTTGGTTGTGGTGGCTGCGGTGGTGGCAGGATCGAGTCAATGTTCTTCACGTCCAGCGCATCATACATCCGGCGGTAAGCTTCATACATGTTATGCATCTGAGGTGCAGCCTGCGCCAATTGAAGCTGTGTCTGTGCCAGTGACAAACGCTGGGCCATAGAAAAGATGGACGGGTCAGACACTGGGAGGATATCTACCCGCCCATCAAAATCCTGCGCCATGATTGCAGGATTCATATTTGCACCAATCGAGTATGGATAAGGCATGGGATTGGTGGCAAAGATCTCGGCCAGCATACGGAACTCGTTCTTCTGAGCATAATGCAGACGCTTGTGAATGCTCGAGATTACTTTTGATCCCTGTTCGATGAGAGCCACTGTAGTTCCCACGGGAGCATTGGAGTTGACATCTGCGACTTTCGTGTCCGTAACCTGTGCAAATCTTCGGCCCGAATCAACGACCACCCCAAGTAACTGAGCCAGCGTTCCAGAAGGCTCCTTGTATGGGAGAGGTATAATAGCATTCCTAATATCACCGCCAGGGGCATCAAGATCACGAAACTCACCCGGGTTAACAGGCTCGTCGTCATTCCTAATGCGGACCCCCCGAGCCTTGAAACCACCCGGTAGATTCGAGAGCGTACCAGCATCGATAAGCTGACGGAGTATAGACGTTGCAGCACGAGACAATCCTCCTATCATATGCAGCAGCCCAAAGCCATAGAAGCCCAGACCCGGCAAAAACTTATAATGAACAAAGTACTGACGCTTGCGACGGAGCGGATCTTCCTCACGATAGTTGCGTACTACCGAAAGAATCTCTCCCGAAGCCTCATCCATAGTGACGATATAGGGGAGCTTGATACCTGTTGGCTCACCTTCCGCGTCCATATCCTCAAATCCCTCAAGATCCAAGTCCACATGGATCTCAAAGAGTGTAAACATCTCATCAGAATATCCAGAACGTAGACCCTGAATCTCGTCAGCTTTGCCACGGATTGTTGAATCAGACTGGTCATCGTCGCTCGGAGATAAGTCAACATCCCTATATATTCCCCCAACCTGTAACTTGCGGATCTCGTTTTCACTCATCCGCACCACATGTGTGTACCGCTCCGCTGTCCTTAAATCAGACGCATGATACGGAACAACCAGATCCTCGGCAGGAACAAACTTCGATACCGCCCTCTGCTTTGTCTGGTCAAAGTAAACCTTCTTGAACGTAGATCCGGTAATCGGTAGATAGAACAACATCTGATCCGTGTCTTGATCAAACTCCTCCATCACCTCCGTGATCTGATAGTTCATGTAATCCTTCACACGTTGAGCCTGCTCCTCAACCATGCGGTTCTGCTCACCCAGAATCTGCGTCTTTACGGGACCGCCCGGTGGTAACATCTCCTTGTATGCCTGC